ATGAGGAGAAAAGGTGACTTTTCCGGGGATATAGCCCGGAAGGATAATTATTTTAAGGCTTTCGATCATGCCAGCAAGAACAAGCATGGCAAAAAGGCCATAATAAAGTTCGAGGCGGACTTGGAAAAGAACCTTTCCGATCTCCTATACTCTTTTGAAAACGGGACGTTCGTAACCTCCCCGTATCGTTTCATGACCGTCCATGAGCCGAAAAAACGTCTTATCGGGATGCTCCCTTTCCCGGATCATGTCCAGCACTGGGCGATGCTCAATGAGGTGGAGGATTATTTTACGAGATCCTTCTCCGCGTATACCTACGGAGGGGTGAAAGGACGCGGTCCCCACGCCTACATGAGGATGATCCGGAAGGTCTTGAGAAAATATCCGGAACGTACCACCGACTATCTCCTGTGCGATATCCACCACTTCTATCCGACCGTCAATCACCCGGTACTGAAAAGCCAGCTCAGGACACGTATCAAGGATAATCATTTATTGCGAAGGCTTGATGAGATCATCGATAGCGTCGAGGGGGATACCGGTATGTTCCCCGGCACGAAGCTGGCGCAGTTCTTCTCGCTTGTCTATCTGTATCTTTTCGATCACGATTTGAAGCGGTGCTTCCATGTCGGGGAATGCCCGGCTTTGGTTGAGTACTACACGAAAAGGTATATCGAGGAAAGTATCGCGACGGCCAAAACAGAACATGATTATGAGGAGTTATCCAAAGGGATCCAATATCTCTCGGACAGGTTCAAGGGATATCTGAACCGTCTGGATTTCTGCTACCGTCTCGCCGATGATGTCCTGATACTGCATGAGGACACCGTATTCTTGCACCTTGTCATCGAGTGGATCGGTCTTTATTACGCTAACGAGCTTAGGATCGGTCTTAACCCGAGATGGAAGATCGGGCACGTGACGGACGGTGTCGATACGGGGGGATACGTGCATTTCCCGGATCACGTCCGTGTCCGGAAACGTAACAAGGTGGCTCTCTGCCGCCAGATAGCGAGATTGAGAAAGAAGGGTTTGCCGGACGAGGAGATAAGGAAGAGGGCCTCTTCCCGTATAGGCTTCATTCAACACGCTGATACGAGTAATCTATTAAATAAATTAGGAATGGAAACACCAAGGAAAAGACTGGGACAGGTGATAAGGAATAAAAAAAGTCCGTGGGAGGATCTCCCGGCCGACCGGAAAATGAGATTCGAGGATATACTTTATGATACCCGGATACCGGAGGACCGGAGAGGCCCCGAGGAGGACAGGCTGATCGAGTTGATCGATTATAAGATTGAGGATAGCAAGATCGAGAGAAACGAGGACGGCACGCCAAAGAAGTGCCTCGCCATACGTTTCCGATGGAAAGGCGAGGAGCGTTACGCTTTCACCGGTTCCGCCGTCTTGATTGATCAGGCGCTCACGGACTTCTCTCACGAGGACTTGCCGGTGGATACCGTGATAAAGGTGCTCACCAACAAGTTCGGTAAGAAATTTTTCAGGTTCACTTGACCCGTGGGGATCGCTCTTGGCCGATCCTTCCGGGTCAGCTAAAAAACATTTAAATATATGGAGACAAGAGCGATTTACACGGAGAGAAAGACATTCGTAAAATACGATGACAACCATTACCTGCTATACCTGAACGAGGAGGTCTTGGAGAACCACGTTCCGGAGGGCCACGGGGGCGAACCGGAACCGGAGCCTTGCACGGCTTACGCCTATACCGGCACGTGCGAGGATGGCGGCACGCTGATAGAGGCCGCGGATGCCACGTACGAGCGGTTCGTGTCCGGGCTCGTACGCACGAGATATTCCGCTGACAGGGTGGAGGCGATCACCCTCAATAAATTAGGTTCGGATACGGCAAGGATGGCCGAGTTCGAGGCGGAGTTCGAGGAGCTGGAGCGTTACAGAAGCGACTGCAAGGCGAGGGTACGTGCCTTGCTGGATATGCCCGAAAGCGTCTCGAACACCCTTTAAATACCGTTCGAGATGCGTATCTATGATAAGACGGGCGAGGTATTGCTTGACATCCCGGTGGACGATGACAGCTATCGTTACCGGGCGATAGCGCAAGCGAAGAAGGTGGAGCTGCGTTACTCCCTAGTGGATCACGTGGAGCTGCCCACCGGGACGTATATCGAGTACCAGGGGGAAAGGTACACGCTGTGGTACCCTTCGGATTTCAAGAAGGAGGGCACGAGGGTATTCGACTATACCGTCACCTTCGGCGGCAACGAGGAGATCCTGAAAAAATATAAGTACAAGCTGTTGTCCGACAAGCCGTACAAGCTCAAGTTCGTCATGACGGCCACGCCGAGGATGTTCGTGGAGCTGCTGGTGGACAACCTCAATCTCTATGATTCCGGCTGGACGGTCGGCACGGTGATCGAGGCCCCGGAGAAACTGTTGTCGTTCAACCATGAGAAATGCTGGGCTGTATTGGGGCGTTTGGCCGAGGAGTTCGACACGGAGTTCGAGATCGTGGGCAAAACTATCAACCTCCGCAAGGTGGAGTATTACAAGGACGCTCCTCTAAAGCTATCCTACGGAAAAGGTAACGGATTCCTTCCCGGTGTAGGTCGTGCGAACCAAGGCGACAACCTCCCCGTTGAGATCCTTTACGTGCAAGGTGGCGAGCGGAATATCGATTATTCGGCCTACGGAAGCCAGACCTTGCTGCTCCCCAAGTCGCAGGAGCTTTCCTACCAAGGCAGACGCTACAAGACCGACAAGGACGGGATGTATGTCACTCGCGCGGACAAGCCTCTTTCCTCTTATAATGAGGACAGCTACGACGCCAGCGATATATATCCATCCCGGGTCGGTACGGTGAGCGAGACCGACACGGAGCCGGGCGAGGACACGGACGGGAACGAGGTCACGTTCTATAATTTCTACGACTCGTCAATTCCAGATAACCTGAATCTCGAGGATTGCCTGATCGCCGGCCAGACCATGACGGTTATCTTCCAGACAGGCCGTCTGGCGGGCCGTGAGTTCGACGTAAAGTATGTACATGACGGCCGTAAGTTCGAGATCGTCTCGTCCGAGCAGGATGGCATGACGCTGCCGAACGCCTCCCTGTATCCGGAGGTCGGCGACAAGTACGCCGTCTTCAACATATCTCTTCCCGCCGCCTACGTATGCGACAACGTCACCAAGACAGGGGCGAGCTGGGACATGTTCCGGGAGGCGGTACGCTACCTGTACGAGCGTGAGGAGCGGCAATTCACGTTCAGCGGAGAGCTGGACGGCATATGGGCCAAGAAGAATTGGCTGGCGATCGGCGCCAAGCTGGTCCCCGGCGGTTATGTCGATTTCAGCGACCCGCAATTCCAGCCGGACGGCATCCTGATCCGGATCACCGGGGTGAGGGATTACATCAACAGGCCCCACAGCCCGGAGCTTGAGCTATCCAACACGCCGGTAGGCGGTTTCCTGTCCGATGAGCTGGGCAAGCTGGAGAGCGAGGAGGTGACGAACGAGACACGACACAAGCAGGCCGTATCGTTCACCCTTCGCCGTTGGCGTGACGCGGTGGAGATGCAGGGGATGCTTGAACGGGCCTTCAAGGATTACGGCAAGGGGCAGGCGATGTCATGGCTCCGCACCATGTCGGTACTGGTGGGGCATGAGTCGTTGCAGTTCCGTTTCGTCAACCGTATTCCCACGGCGGACGGGCAGGCGGTCACCGAGGTGGATCATTCCTTTACCTACGACGCGGCGAGGAAAGTGCTTTCAACCCCCACCGGGATCTTGCAGCACATGACATTGGGGATAGACTCGCTCGCTCCCTCCCACAAGGTGACCGAGTACAAATACTGGAACATGGCGGCCTATACGTCTCCCTATCTGGGGGATGACACGGAGGCCATGTACCTGTACGCCCGCTGCGCCAAGTCGGGACCGGCGGGCACGTTCTTGTTGAGCAAGGAGCCGAGGGACTTGGATGACGGCTCGTATTACAACCTCCTTTGTGGCGCGTTGAACGCCGAGGTGGATGGCCAGCGTAGTTTCTCCACGCTTTACGGTTTTAGCGAGATAGGCCCGGGATGGATGCGGCTGAACAAGATCATTAACATGGACGGTACGCAGTATTGGGACATGCTCTCCAAGGCGTTCCGGATCGGCGATGACAACGCTTTCCTCTCATACGACCAGCGAGACGGTCTCGTGTTGAAAGGCGGTATCTACCAATCGCCCTCCGGCGAGATCGATTATCCGGAGGTGGACCGGGGCGCTTACTCCGACAAACTCGTCTATTACCCCGGCGACAAGGTGTCCTATGGAGGTAACGTGTATAAATGTATCTCCCAGACCACGCCCGGTACCGATCCCTCGAACACGAGATTCTGGAAGCCATTGGTATCGAAGGGCTCGAACAGTTTCAAGAGCACGGTGTTCATCCGCACGAACGCCACGCCCGCCGTTCCCGCCGGCGGCTCGTACGCCTCCCCGTTGCCGACCACGGCGGGATGGAGCGACGGGATCCCGCCCGGTGAGGCCATATTGTGGGCTTCCACCCGGATCTTCTCGTCGGACGGGAAGGATCCACAGCAAACGGCGTGGACAGCCCCAAGGCAAATGACAGACACGGCCGATTTCGACGTGGAGTTCTCATCCGTAGCGAGCCCGTCAGCCCCGAACGGTCATCCTAATACGAACAAGCAATGGAGCGACACCCAGTCCACGGACACGGTCTGGATGGCCACCAGCACCAAGAGAAACGGAGTATGGAGCGCATGGAGCGTATCCAAGATCAAGGGAGAGGAAGGCAAACCGGGAAAGGACGGGATAGACGGCACGGATGGCGAGGACGGGAAAGACGGCGATCCCGGTCCCCGTGGCGATCGTGGCCCCCGCTGCACCTACCGTGGCGATTACGACTCAAGCGCTACCTATAACGCCAGCTCCAAGATTACCGATATCGTATCGATCAAGAATAGCGATGGCACCCGCACGTATTATGTGGCGAAGGTGGATGATAACGAGCCTACCTTCAAGGGGAAACATCCGACCAATACCGCCTATTGGGACACCTTCGGGGCGAACTTCTCCAGCGTGGCGACCGATTTGCTGATGGCACGGAAGATAGCTGCCTCGGAGATTGACGTGGAGGAGATCTTCGCGAACTTGGCAAGGATCGGAAACTTCACCATCACGAACGGGTCACTGGCCGTGGATACGTCCGTCTCGGATCGTACACAAATCACCTTTCCGCAAATGTTGACTATCGGGAAGACCACGCAGTTCGCCGGGAAGTTCGGAAACCGTAGCTCGTGGGGCGGTGTGTTCTTCGAGGGATTCGGTCCCTATTTTTACGACATGGGGGTAGAGAAAGTGTTGTACAGGGAGGGCACGGGGGTCGTGTTTAACGCCCCGGGCGGGAGATACCCGTTCTTGGGGGTACGGATCGATAACGGCAACGGTATCTATGGCTGGAACAGTCCCGGGAATATAGCCAACCTGTATATCAACAAGGACGCCGCGAGCACGGCCCATGTGTATATCACCAATTACCAAGGCTTGACCTCGTCCGATATCCGCCTGAAGAGCGTCTTCTTCGATATCCCGGACGTGCTGGATAAGCTGGAGGGTATCTCCGCGTTCTACTACACGATGAAGGAGGACGAGGACAAGCTCCTTCGCATCGGCGTGTCGGCGCAAGCCGTCCGAGAGGTTCTTCCGGAGGCGGTACAACTCATAACACCGGATAACGGGGATTCCTATTACGGAGTCGATTATATCCAGATGCTGACCGCCTTCGGGATCAACGGGATCAAGGAGCTTTACGCCAAGGTCAAGGCACTTGAGAAGAGGGTGGAAGAGTTGGAGAATAGATAGAAAATATTATAGGCCTTATCGGGGGCGGGCAAATAAAAGCCCCCGGCTGTTAGTAAAGACGCCAATCACATACTAACAAACAAATGCGAGCTACCGCACGACCGGGGGCTGTATGCCTTCAGTCGCGATAGCTCGTTTTTGTTTTATGTGATTGGCAATACAAATATACTTTAATTTTTGGAGATTATGACAATATACGAGATACTTTCTTTCAATAAGGAATTGCTCCAGCGTCTATTTAACGCCGGAATAAGGACAAGCGATTGTTTGTATGTCGATTTGTTCGATGATTATACCCGAATGCGGGCGGCGGGTGAAAAGACAACCTATATCGTGGCCGTCCTTTCTGACAAATATGCCTTGAGCGAGCGAAAGGTGTACGATATCATTCGCTATTTATCAAGCGACTGCATGGGCCGTGCAGCGCAAGATCAGGCGTAAATTCGCTCACCCGGTTGTTTGGTCCTACCTTTGTCGCAAAACCATAAGACGAGACAAAGTATGAGCAAGTACACTTACAAGCCGCAATATGGCGTGATCGTCATTTGCGCGGATGAGAAAGAGCAAAAGGAGATTTATGAGCGTCTCCTGAAAGAAGGTCTAACCCTTAAAGTGGTGAACGTATGAGAATAGAGGTACAACACCATTGTAGCGACTTCAACAGCTATCGGGCCGCACGGGTAAAAAGCCTTTTCAACGCGGAGAAAGGCTGCGACTGGGAAAAGACAGTAGAGCTACCAATCGAGGACCGGGAATGGCAAATCGGATTGATCGTCGGACCATCCGGTAGTGGAAAAACCAGTATTGGAAACAAAATATTCAAACAACCTATTTATGATCTCTATTCCGGCTGGGATAAGGATAAACCGATTGTGGACTGTATCGCTCCTGATGGAGACTTCAACACGGTGACAGGTATGCTTTCAGCCGTTGGCCTCGGTGATGTTCCTGCGTGGCTCCGGCCGTTCCATGTGTTGAGTAACGGCGAGAAGTTCCGGGCAGGCCTTGCGCGTTTGGCGTGCGAGCGACCGCAGCACGCCGTGGTGGACGAGTTTACATCGGTCATTGACCGGCAGATAGCCAAGGTCGGGGCCGCCGCATTCTCGAAGACATGGAGACGTGGCAGCGGGCAGATCGTGCTTCTTTCCTGCCACTATGATATAATCGAATGGCTACAACCTGACTGGGTGTATGATACTGCGGAGGCACGGTTTTACGACCGTGACTGCCTTCGGCAACGTCCAAAACTCGAACTTCAAATTTATAAAGTCAGGGGAACTATATTCCCAAGGTTGTTTAAGCAGCATTATTATTTAGACCTTCCTATGCCGGTTGCGGCCGAGTATTTCGTGGGCTTTGTCGGTGGTGAGCCCGTCTGCCATTTAGCGGTAACACCACTCTTTACGGCAAAGGCTTACCGGTCCACCCGGTTGGTAGTACTTCCCGAATGGCAGGGAATAGGTGTTGGTACTAAATTTTTAGCGGCCGTTTGTGAATATCATCTTCAGGGACATGGTAGATGTGGTAAACCTTACCCGGTGTTCTTTCACACTTCACACCCGCAACTATGTGGAGCGTTACGTCACTCTAAAAAGTGGATACAAACCGGAGCACATTTATATGGAGTTAATAAAGGGCGCAGCGCGGCTTCGATGGCACGTTCGGCCCAAAGGTTAAATAAGTCTGACCGTGCGGCAACCGGTTATGGCGGCCATTTCAGGGCGGTTCAGGCATTTAAATATATAGGGAATGGTAATTAAAATATTGGGAAATTGCGAGTCGGAGGCATTCAAAGCGGCCGAAATGTTCGTTAAGGCAAAAGGGCATACGCTTTGGTGTGAAGGGTATCGTTGTGACCTTGCCATTGCGCCACTCCTTACGGTGAAAGTTTCCGATGAAGAACTGAAAGAGGCGAACTGGGGTACGTTGATATTCCATCCGTCCCCATTACCTTATGGGCGCGGGGCATCATCTATCAAATGGGCGTATAAACGAGGGGAACCGATAACCGCCGCCACATGGTTTTGGGCAGACTCCGGCTATGACACCGGCGATATTTGCGAGCAGGAGATAGTAAAAATAGACTATGATGCGCAGCCTCGCATCTTTTATGAGCGAGAAATCATTCCGGCCATGATCCGGACGTTAGGACGTTGTTTGGATAACATCGGGAAAGGCATTATACGTCGCATCCCGCAAGTAGAAGCCTATTCGACATACGATAAAAGGCTATAA